GGAACACGCTTCAGAAGCAATTGACGCCGCACAAAAGGCAAAGACCGTCCACAGCGTGGTATGTGCTTTGAAGGAGAACAGGTTGGAAATAGCTGTTTTCACCCTGCTCCTGTACAGCATTGGCGCTATTGACAAGGCGATGGCGTATGGCACTGGCCTCTGCATGTGACGTATGCAGTTATCGTCCAAGGGACGGGGACTGTGTGATCGTGCAAACGACAGACCGGATTGGTGAGGATGCGAACGAAATTAGCGTACTATACGTTAGGTGCTATGAATGCGGACATGAATGGGTGGAGTGAATGCAACTACCACGCATCAGAAAGTCCGTTGTGCCGTATGTTCCTCCATACGACAAACGAGAAAAACATCTACCTGGCTACAATTTTTGTGGGCCCGGAACAAACGTCGCACTGCGTTTACGCAATGGTGTGCGTCCAGTGAATGGGTTGGATCGTGCTTCCCTGGAGCACGACCGACACACTGAGCCGCGTGGACCCTACTTATCCAGGGGAAACGGTCCAGCACTCCGAGCTGCAGATCGTGAACTTCTTCGAAGAGCACGCCGACTCTTGTTCACTCCAGGAGAAGATCGGTGGGCGTGTATTGCTGTTATACGTGCGATGGAGGCGTTGCTTGCGACGGGTGCGAGAGGTCGTGGGCTGAAGGACCACTGACTAAAGGATTGTATACACAACCTTTATGTATACATGCCCCCTAGCATGTTCATGGCGGAAGAATACCACAACGGCTACTATTGGGATGAGATGAGCGAAGACTATATGGCCGGATATGTGGCCGGAACACAGAATTTAGTGTGGTCCGACAAAGACTGGGACTATACAAAGGTCGGTTTTTGTGAATATGTCTGGTATCAGCTTGAGGAGGACTCAGAATGAGTCGTTACACGTATATCTGGAGGGAGTGTCCGATCTGCGAACGCAGACATGTGTCGAATTTCGACCTGTGTTTCAAATGCGAGACCGCTATCTTGGAACAACGAAAACAGGGGAATTGAGATGAAGTTGTACTGGCGACTGAAGCTTAAGGGGAAGTGGACTTGGCGCCCCGTCCAGGTACACGTCCAACATGAGAACGCTAAGGCCATGTTTTGCCGTGTCGAAAAGCCGGCTGAGGAGGAATAGCCATGATACGCTGTGGCTATTGCAACATGCGCCTCTCCAGGTGTCATTGTCGAAGACAGAAGCCCGATGCAGAAATTAAACGTCGGACACATACGCCTGCCGTGGTGGATCCCCCAAAGGGGCAGAGCACAATCCACCTCGTCGGGGCCTCGCCCCGTGTGCAGTTGCGGTGGTGGGGGCAGTGGAAACCTGCACCTAATCTTCTCAAGACCGACGACAAAGCGCCTTCGGCGGATGGTCAAGACTAAATGTCGACCGGAAATTTTGGATGCATGCATACAAAAAGACCAAAGAGCGTCATCTCCGGTAAGCGAGGGTGAGGAGAGGGAATCCGGGGGGTGGCGGCCTCACGGTGACCGGCTGCGCAGCTGTCCTCATGGGGGAGGGGTGGGCGAAAATAACTAATAACCACGTCTTGCACCATACCCATTATGGCAAAGAAGAGTGGTAAACACTATCCAACCGTCACTGAAATGGGGTTAGACCGAGCAACACCAGTTAGTTCTGCTAACATGTTGCTTCAAGTTGATCGATGTCTTTCACAGATCAACCGGCGACTTTACCGGCAAGGTCGGTATTACAAGACGAAAATCGACTTGGACCCGACTTCAGACAATACGTTCACAGTGTTTGCACTGCGGGACGATTGGGCAGTTCAGAAAGCGTATCGAATGGCCTACACGCAATATTTGAAAAATACTGCTGATGAACGTGCAGCGCTCGGCAAATCTGCTGTTGCCCGCTGGGAGGATTTCCGTGTTTCGGACGGAGTTGGATCTCATGACAACTTGAATCCTACATTGTACACTACAGGTTTTGCATTGACTCGATTGGTGTCTGGCACCTTTGACCTGGCAAACGTTGTCGATGCGAACAATGTGAACCGGTCTTTCACTTGGGGCACTCCAGGTTCAAGTGAATATGGTATTCTACAGGAATACGATAAGTCCGGAAATCAGCAATTCAGTCCCTCGTCGAGTGACGTAAGTTCTGCGCCCTACAGCGATATTGACTCCGAAGTCAATGATCAGACTCACGCCGATCTACAAATCGATAACCGTGAGCCACCATACGACCAAACGGGGGTGAATGCGGGTACGCCATTTGTCAAAATTGCTACCCTCGGGGCCGGTGCTACCGGGCAACAGAGATTGAGCACAGGTTTCTTCATGGCACCTTGCGGAATTGTTGTAATCGTCGCCGACACCATTGGGGCGGATGCTTCTAAGCTGAGCCTGTGTGTTGCTGGTGGCGATTACAAAGGCGTCCATGCTCCTAGCATGCTGGAGTGACTAAAATGGAACACGCTTCAGAAGCAATTGACGCCGCACAAAAGGCAAAGACCGTCCACAGCGTGGTATGTGCTTTGAAGGAGAACAGGTTGGAAATAGCTGTTTTCACCCTGCTCCTGTACAGCATTGG